TCATTCTGTGTTTCTCCTTTCTCCCCCCCGGGGGGCCCGCCCCGCCACCGGAAGGTGGCGCAGTGATGATACCGCTTATCCCACCACCAGCCTCCCGGGTGCCTACACGCCCCCATGGCGTCATTGTGCCAGTAGCAATTAGCACAGGTGCGCCGGTACTCCTCGATACGGACGCAGTCTCCCATGCTTATCCCCCATTTGTGTCCAACTTGGACACACCCAGCTTGCCCAGGCCGGCGCCGACCTGACGCCACACCTGGATGGGCACCACCTCGTCCCCGCTGTAGAGGCGGCGGAGCAGATCCGGTGTAATCCCTTTGCCGCAAGCCTCAGCCAGTGGCTCAAAGCAGCCCAGCCCCGCGCTTTTGCGGTAGGCATAGAGGCGGTCCAGGATCTCCTCTCCCGCTTCTCCGCTGCGTTCCGGCCGTGGGGCTCCTTGGGTGGCCCGGATTCCGGCTCTAGGAGCTCTACCGGGGAGTCACGCGGCAGAGGCAGCTCGACCACCTCATAGGGCAGAGACTCGTCCAGCAGGAGCACACCATCATAGATCGCTCTTTTCATCTTTCAGCGTCTCCAATCTCTTCCCCTGTCTGTCCTTCGCCACTGGGGTTATAGGGCGACCACAATTGGGGCAGTAGTGCATATTTCCAGATACATCAATAGGCCCTTCAAAAGGTCCATAAAACTGAACCTCTCCAATTGCTAAACCTGCGTCTTTGCAAGCTTCGCACCCCGGCCACACCCGCTCTACCTGCTCCCGGCTGACGGGGCGGAGGGCGGCAATTGCCATCTTAGCGGCTTCAACCTCAGTCGGCTTATATGTCCAGTATTCGATTATGTTTTGCAATGACTTGATCGCTTCTTCCCGCGTCATGGCTGGGCCTCCTCGTCCATGTACTTTTTCCGATATGCGCACTCCCGGCACCTCAGCGCCTTCTCTCGCTTTACCATATCCCAGTGGAGCACGTCGGCTTTGTAAACCTCAAAATCTTGCTTGTTTTGCAAATACTCCATTGTGTTCTTTGCGCAGGCAGAAATCTTTGACCACATGACTTGGATATAGTACACAATCATGACCACCACGGTAAATGCCCCGGCAATAATGACTACCAGCGATGCAATCCCCATAGCGTACAAAATCAGCGTGTTCATTCCATCCCCTCCAGCATCTCCTCCGCGCTCAGAATCGGCGCGCGGGTGTTCCATATCTGCCGTGCTTCTTCCAAGTCGTAGCCCGCCGCCATAAACCCACACAGGCATTCAATCATTACGCATGCCATTACAGCCCTGTGCTTTGTGTCTTCACCCCTGCAACCCGGGCATGGCAGTAGCACCCCCGCATCCGTCAGCCGCTTGGCCGCCTCTTTATTGCCTAGAAGGGCTAATTTGATATCATCCATGTATAATTCCCCTCTCTATGTCCGCTATGGCCCGAAAGATCGGATAAAACTGCTGGGGCACTACGGCGTTTCCGAGGCATTTAAGTCGGTCCACCCGAGAGGGAACCCCATAAGATATTCTACCCACGTCGGGTTCAGCTGGCCACCAACCTCCGTTTGCAACTGATGCTTCCTGTTTTTCCGGTAATCCTTGCATCCCCTGTTCTTCCAGTCCGTTGCAATCGGCGTTGGCCCCATCTTTACCATCCCGCTCAAATTTGGTTCGCCTCGGCTGTTGTGATAAAATTCCCTGTTTGCCGAATCTGACGCAATCGGAGTTTTCCAGAGAATTGGGTCTCCATCCTCTCCCGTTATGTTTTCTTTCCAGCGCTCTACACCCGATAATCGCGCATCTGTCGCGCCTGTGCGGGGCGTCGACGGCACAAGCCGGAATAATAAACGCTTGGACGGAGTAATCCTCGCTTTCCAGGTCAGCGCACACCTGGTCGAGCGCCATATTGACGATCCCAGCAACGTTCTCGCCAACAACCCAAGCGGGCCGGAGATCCGAGATAACTCTAAGCATTTCAGGCCAGAGGTAACGGTCATCCTCCTTGCCTCGTCGCTTCCCGGCAACGGAAAACGGCTGACAGGGGAATCCGCCCGAAATAATGTCAACTGTTCGCAGTCCTGTCTTTTCATAGAAACTCTCCTTCGTCAGCGTGCGGATGTCCCGCCAGCGCGGCACGTCCGGCCAGTGTTTTTCCAGCACGCGGGTGGGATAATCCGCCCACTCGCACTGTCCGACGGTGGTAAATCCGGCCCACTCGGCGGCAAGGTCAAGTCCCCCGATGCCGGAGAAGAGGGAGAGATGCGCCAGTTTCGTCGCCTCGTGATCACCCAGCAGGGCGCGCGTCTTATCGTCCACCGTTCGGTTCCTCCTTGCAAGTTTTCCACCGCTCTTTTCTTCTGCACGTCCCGCCGGTCGCATCACAAATGCTCTTGGATGAGCATCGTTCACATGGTCCAGCCTTAAAAAATTCTTTCATGTACATCGCGGTGGTCGATATGCTGTATCCGGTGGCCTAGGCTATCGTCTCCGGCCCATAACCGTCCAACGACATAGGCTCCCGGCCTCACGCCACCGGCATTTTTGGCAGCGGCATCCATTCGCCGCTGGGTGTGGTTTGGATTATCCGCTTACTCATGGGCTGACACCCCCTCCTTGGCCGCCTGCATCTCAGCCAGCAGAGCCTCCTGCTCGTAGAGGTAATGCACCTCCATGCCGGTGACCGCCTGCGCCTTCTGGCGGAGCTTTTCAAAGGCATATTCCTCGTCCACTTCTGCACGCATCCGCTCCAGCTCGTCCGTGTTGTCCTGGAGCGCGGTGAAAAACTTTTGCAGTTGCTTGGGGCCGAAGCCGTAGGCGTCGGCGATGGAGCACACCATCAGCCACATGGCCCGCTGGGTATGGGTATCCGCCTGTACCTGCACCGTGGCGTCCCGGGCGGCCTGCTCCAGCCCCTTCCGGACGGCCGCCTTGTGGGCCAGCACCTGGGCATAGGTCGCGCCCCGGGGCTTACCCGGTCCGGGGCGGTGGTGTGTTTTCTTATTCTTCGCCATTTGGGTCCTCCTGCCTTTCCCAGTCCATACTCTCAGGGAGCTGCGGGCATCGCATCCAGATCGTCACGGTCGGCGATAGCGGGAAGGCCATGGCCGCGTGCTCCCATCTCTCCTTCTCAGCACTCCACCAGTAGAGACTCCCACCTTGGGACATAGGGCCCGTGATGCACCAGTACAGGCCGCTCTTCTGCGGCTGCTCTGGCCACCAATGCCAGGGGCCGTCGTCATCGCCGCTGTCCGGCGCAGTTTCCCGGGCCTGCTTCGCTGCGGATGTAGAGGCCGCCGGCGGGCCGGTCAGCTCGTCCGTAACACCCAGCAGGTAGTCCGTAGAGCACCCCAGATCCTTGGCCAGCCGGACCGGGTCACTGAAGTCCCTAGCGTTAAGGGTACTGGGATACAGCCTATCATCCTGGTCAAAGTGGCCTGCGGCCCAATCCCGCAGTTTCCCGACTGTCAGGCCCCGTCCATACTCTGAGATGAGGATGGATGCCTCATTTTCCAGCCCAGCGGCATCTGCGGCCGCGGCCAGCCTCTTGGCCCGGAGCTGCACATTCTTTTGGATGTTCTCTTGGATTTTTGCGTCGCGTTCGGCCTCTTTGGCCGCCTCCTCATCCCTCTGCGCCTTTCGGGCTGCCTTGGCCTTGGAGCACATGCGTTCACAAGCGTAGCAACTAACCTTAGCCCGTGCACAATCCAGACAGCAGGTCTCACCCTTGCACAGCTCACCGTAGCCACAGTCCAGGTCATGCCGTAGGAATGCGTCTCCCCGTTTACACGGACTACCGTCGGGGCAGGAGAAGGTAGGCCGCCAGTTTGTACCGGCCTTGGCCAACTCCAGCAGTTCTTCCGCCCGGCTCCCGGTGGGCAGGTTCGGCAGCATGTTCGCCAGCCGTTCCTGGAGAGCAGTCTCCATCCGTGCCAAAGCGTAAGCAGTTTGTTCTGAGAGCACATTTCGGTCGAAGTGCTCCAAATAAATCGGGATCAGGTGCTCCCGGATAACCTTGAGCCGGGCCAGCTTGGGAGCGGATACTTTACAGGCCGCCGCCACCTGATCCCGCATCCGGCCGGGAAACGCATAGCCTTGCTCCTTGAGCTGGTACAGCAGCGTCTCCACCCGCTGTGCCTGCTTGGACACCTCCGCCGGGGAGAGCACCCGGGTGGAGCTGTTGGCCAGGATCAGCCGCAGCTCCCGGAGCTCCGGGGACACCTCGTCCCGCTCCACAAGGCAGGGCACCGCCGCCCACCGCTCCGGATCCTCTTTGGCCAGCAGTGCCAGGGCCGCCCGTCTCCGGTGCCCGGAGACGATCATATATCGCCCGCCCTCCGTCGGCCCGCCGCCTGCCCCGCCTACGCCTACGCCGC